GCAAGCCCGACACTCGTGGCGCCTACGGCCTCCTTGGTCGTGAGATGATCCGCTGGCTGACCCACCTCCAGCACGCCCCCATGTCCATCATCGTGGTCGGCATCCTCGACAAGCAGGAAGACGACCTGAAGCGTGTCACTTGGGAACCCCAGATCGAGGGCTCCAAGACTGGCCGTGAACTCCCGGGCATCTTCGACCAAGTGGTCACCATCCAGAACTTCACCGCTGAAGACGGCACCCAGTATCGTGCCCTCGTCTGCCAGCAGCAGAACCCTTGGAACTACCCTGCCAAGGATCGCTCTGGCCGTCTCGAAATGATCGAGGCTCCCGACCTCGGCGCCCTCATGGTCAAGATCCGCGAAGGTAAGCGCGTGGACATGACCATCACCACCACTCTGCCCAACAAGCAGTCCTAAACCAAATACATAACCCAAAACCCAAGATAACATCATGTTCACCCCCACATCCGGAGCGTCTGACAAGGCCAACTCCCTCATCCCCGCTGGCACGCTGGCCTTCGCCCAGGCTCGTGTTCAGGAAGTCAAGAAGTCGCAGAAGACCGGTGGCGAATACGCCAAGCTGGACCTCATCATCAACGATGGTGAGTTCCAAGGCCGTCACATCTTCTGCATCCTCATGAACCCTCTTGATCGTAACAACGTCAACGAGGCTAACCGAGCCGATGGCAAGTCCGACGGAGCCAAGATGGGTCTCATCGCCCTCACTCGTATGTTCGAGGCCTGTCGCATCTTCGATGCGGCCAAGCCCGATACCTACCAGCGTTTCACCGGCAAGTCGTTCCAAGAGATCCTCACGGAGCTGGACGGCCAGACTGTCGCCATCAAGGTGAAGGTCGCCAAGGGAAGCGAGGGCTACGAAGACAAGAATGACGTTGGCGAATACCTGTCCCCTAACCCGGGTTCGGGCTCGGCCCACCTCTGGAACAAGCTGACCGGTGGCGCTGCTGCCGCCAGCGAGTCCCGTAGCTCCGCCTTCGGTGGTGGCACCTTCGTCACCCCTGCGTCCACGGCCCCTAAGACGGCCTCTAATGCCCCGACTTGGCTGAAGAAGCCCGGTAGCGGTATGTGATCCATCGGGGCTAAGTAAGGCCTACCGACCATCGAAAGGGTTTGACGGAAGTAAAAAATTCGTTAAACCCTTTTTTGTTGGGTCTTACTTTGCTCTTTCTAAGGACAGGCTAATCCAGGTTTGCAGTTGTGGCGTCGGTTCCATCCCGGCAACCATGGACTTATGTGTGAAGCTTTTGTTTGGGAAGCCTCTCCACAGGCCCCCTCTCATATCCAACAATATGCAATTAAGACCGAGACAGAAAGAATTCGTTGATCGCTGCATCGAGGCAATCAACGAGAAGAAGAATACTATCGGGATAGCGCCCACAGGAGCCGGTAAGACTGTCATGCTTTCGAGCGTGGCTGCTCAGGTCGGTGGCCGTGCGCTCGTCCTACAGCACAGAGGCGAACTCGTATCCCAGAACAGGGCTACGTTCTCCCGCGTAGCTCCAGGCGTTCCTACGGACCTTTACACCGCTGATCGCAAGCGGTGGTCCGAGGGCGTGACTTTCGGCATGGTCCAGACCCTATCCCTTGAGGACAATCTGGCATCCATACCGGCCTTGGACCTCCTTGTCATCGATGAAGCCCACCATGTGGCCGCAACATCATACAAGAAGGTTATCAACAAGGCCAAGGAGATGAACCCTGATATCAAGATACTTGGCGTCACGGCCACCCCACAGCGTGGTGACTGCAAGGGTCTTACCTCCATCTTCAGCAATGTGGCCGATATCATCCGCATCGGTGAGCTCGTGGGCGGGGGTTTCCTCGTGCGCCCAAGGTTCTTCGTGATCGACCTGTGCATCAAGGAGGAACTCTCCAAGGTCAGGATCACGGCCAACGACTTCGACATGGAACAGGTCGCTGCCATCATGGACAAGGAGGCTATCACGACCAAGGTCTTCGAGGAATGGAAGAAGACCGCCGGAGACCGGCGGACTGTCATCTTCTGCTCGACTGTAGATCACGCCAAGCACGTCAAGGACGCCTTCATGGAGTTCGGCATCAAGGCGTGCCTTGTCTACGGAGATATGCCCGAGTCTCACCGCAAACAGGTCATTGCCGAGTTCGACCAGGGCTTGCACCAGGTCATCGTCAATGTGGCCGTCCTGACCGAAGGGTGGGACTGCCAGCCTGTGAGCTGCGTGGTCCTCCTGCGGCCTTGTAGCTACAAGAGCACCATGATCCAGATGATCGGGCGCGGTCTCCGCAAAGTAGACCCCGAAAAATACCCCGATATCATCAAGGACGACTGCATGGTGCTGGACTTCGGCTATTCGCTGGCGAAACACGGCTCAATAGAGGCGTCCGCCAGCATCGACGACCGGATAAAGGACACCAAGAAGAACTGCCCAGAGTGCAACACCGAGGTCCCTGTCGGCACCGAGGAATGCCCTATGTGCGGTGCCTGTCTGATCATCAAAGTCCTCAAGCCCGAGCCGGAAATCCCGTGCGAACCCGAGATCAAGATGGGGCTGGACGGCTTCGGAATGAAGGAAGTGGACCTCTTGGACGCCTCCCCATACAAATACCAGGACCTGTTCGATGGCATGGTCACGATAGCCAATGCGATGAGCGCCTGGGCTGCCCTTGTCCTCTACAACAATCGCTGGTATGCCATAGGCAAGCTCGAGTCCATGCGTGGCTCCAAGGTGATGATGTTCGGCTCTTCGCCTATCGACAACCGCCCTGCAGCCCTTGCCTCCGCAGACGACTTCCTGCGTGAGTATGGCGACTCGGATGCAAGCAAAAAGAACAAACGCTGGCTCACCCAACCGGCCACCGACAAGCAGCTCCAGGTCCTCAATCTCGACCCGCTTTCGGCCTTCGGGGTCACAAAGTATCTTGCCTCATGCCAGATCACTTGGCAGTTTAACGAGCGTGAGATCCAACGTCTCATATCCAAGCCATGACCGATATATTCCAACCAGAGACGAGCAACTTGTTCGCTAGTGCCGTAATCCCTCTGATCAACAAAGCACTTGTTGACAAGAGGGCCAGTCAGCCGAAGCGCCAATACCTCGGAGCGTCCATGTGGGGAGACCCATGCGACAGAAAGTTAGCCTATCAATTCCACCAGACGCCCATCGACGAAGGTCGGGGCTTCTCACCGGAAATCCTCCGTGTCTTCGACATGGGGCACGACTGTGAAGACCGGGTTGCCGAGTATGTGAAGCTCGCTGGCTTTGACCTCGTGACGCACAAGCAGGACGGCAGTCAGTTCGGCTTCAGCGCCGCTGACGGCAAACTCAAGGGTCACATTGACGGAGTGATCATCATGGGACCGCAGATAGCCGGGCTCGAATACCCTGTCCTGTGGGAGAACAAGGGTCTCAATGACAAGAGCTGGAACGACACTGTAAAGAAGGGCGTCAAGACCTCCAAGCCCCTCTATTACGCCCAGGCACAGACCTACATGGCATACATGGACCTCCCCAAAGGCTGTATGTTCACCATCCTCAACCGCAACACGGGCGAGATGCACGCTGAACTGATCAAGTTCGACGCAAGGGCTGCTCAGGTCGCCAGTGATCGTGCTGTCCGTGTCATCGCCACCGCCAGCCCTCTGGAGATGGCCCGTTGCACCAACGACTCCGCTGACTTGCGCTGCAAGTTCTGCGACTTCCGAGTCCGATGCTGGGGCCTCGATGTAGAAACCCAAGTCACCACCGCTGAACAACTACCCTCATGGCTAAAAAGAAAGCAGTAAAGAAGCCGGTCAAGAAGGCCAAGAAGAAGCCGGAGCCCTTCTGCTATGTCCGCAGGGTGCTTGACGCCTATGTGGACATGATAGGAGACACCGAGACCCTCGTGGCCGATGGCTTTGATGAAGCCATCATCGGAGTCGCCTGTGGCAACAGCGACCCTGTGGTCATCTATGACTTCGATATCTGCGTGGAGATACTCCGCAGGGATATGTCATGGGAGGATGCCCTGGAGCACATGAGCTACAATGTCACCGGTGCCTATGTCGGAACCCGCACGCCCATCTTCATCCGAACCATCGATGAAATCAGCACGGAGGTCGGAGACGTATGAAGCAGAAACGAGCAAGGGCTGAATTCAAGGGCGTCACCATGGCCTACTACCGCATGGAACGCATCAAGCAGCTCGCCCCGCTGATCCATCGTGCCAACGAAGAGCGTATGTCCATCCCCAAGGCCGCCAAGTGGCTCGGCTGGTCTCTCTCTGCGCTACGCAAGTGGATCAAGATACTCGGGATCACTTGGAAGGTCAGGCCGAAGCGTAGCGTGTTCAAGTTCGACAAGACCAATTGGATCGCTGACATAACCCGGATGATGGCCGAGGGGAAGACCCAAGGCCAGATAGCCTGTATCCTCGGAGTGGGAGAATGGAATGTCTCGCGCTTCATCAAGGACAACGGCATACAGAGACCCTCACGCAACAACCTCCTGACCAATGAGCGAACCAAGCGACACGACTAAATCCATCAAGGACCACCTGTCCGTCATCTTCGGCAGACTGCCCAAGACCGGATATGTCTGCGTCCGTGGCATCGGTGAGAAAGGCACCGATGGCGAGGGCACCTTCCGTGACGACAAGTTCATCGACCTGTCATTGAATGACGGAGACATGGACTCGCTCGTTGGCGAGGTGTCCAGGCACGTTGCCCGATGGAACGAGCACGGCAGGGCGTCCTTCATCGTCCCGGCAATCCTCTCGCAGCCGAAAGGCTCGTCGGAGAACGTCGAAGAGTTCCGATCACTCGTGGTTGACCTCGATGCTGGCGACATTGACGCCAAGCACATCTTCCTTGAGAAGCACATCGGTGTCCCCACCGCAGTGGTGCTGTCGGGTGGCGAGATCGATGGGATGCGTAAGCGCCACCTGTATTGGTCCCTCAACCACCCCTGCCGTGATATCGAAGAGGTGGTGATGCTCCGTGACGAGCTCGCACGCAAGGGCGGTGGCGATATGCAGTTCGGACTTGGCGTTGACTCCAACCGCTTCGGTCGGGCTCACCAGCCTGTCCGCATCGCTGGCTCCACGCACAACAAGAACAACGTCAAGACCCCTGTGTCCATCGACCTGAAGCGTGACGCCTCCGTCTACGGACTCCAGCTGCTCAAGGACAGGATCATGCTCTCCGGTATGCACGATGGCTCCCCTGTCGGCCTACGCTCGGACGATATCTTCAAGCCCGAAAGGGCTGCGGTCGATCTCACCGAGAAGGTCTACGAAGGCGGCGAAGGCGAGAAGAACCGGTGGTCTCAGTTCTCGCGCGTCTGCGGACACTATATGCGTGTCGCAAGGCGTGGGGACATATCCATCGAGGAAGCCAAGGATGGCGTCCTCGGATGGGTCGAGACCTCCATGGTTCCGCCCTGGCCTATCCAGCGTTCCGAGCGTGAGTGGAACGCCCTCCTTCAGCGTGACATGGCTAACCACGGCCCCTTCCCAGAACCCATCAAGCCGATGGTCGAGGGCGGAGAAGGCCTGGAGGTGTGGGCTGCTCACCGCTGGTCGATGAGCGAGAAGCCCAAGCGAAAGTTCATCGTGGAGAACCTGATCCTCTCGGCCAAGCACCAGCTGCTCGTGGCTGAAGGCGGCGCCGGCAAGACATTTCTTATGCTCGACCTTGCCATCAAGGTTTCCTCTTTTGAACCAGGGGATAACCTCGAATGGTGTGGCTCCAAGATAAAGGAAGGTGGCACAGTCGTGATCCTCACCACCGAAGACGACAAGGATGAACTCCACATCCGTCTGCACGATATCGACCCCGAGAACAGGCGTGAGCGTGCCGGTGACAAGCTCATCATCCTCCCGACCATCAACTCGGGCGGTGCGTTCTCCATCGTGGAGACCGACAGGGCTACGGGCGAAGCTCGCGCCTCCAGGCGTTGGGCTGAGTTCATGGCTCTCCTGCGTAGGCTCCCAGACCTCAAGCTTGTCGTAGTGGACACGCTCAACAGCACGCTCCACGGCGAGGAAAACTCCGCCACTGTGATCAACGAGTTCGTCCGTGTCGCCTCTCAGGTGTGCGGTGAACTCGGTGCTGCCTTGATGCTGACCCACCACATCCGCAAGCAAGGTGACGAACCTATCAAGTCAGTGGACGACATGAAGGCCTCCATCCGAGGCTCTTCTGCCCTCCCCTCGGCCTTCCGTTCCGTCATCGGCATCTGGCACTGCCCGGACTATGACCGAAGGCTCACAGGCCTTGGTCTCACCCCGAAGCGTGGTCTCCTGTGGAAGATGGCCGTAATCAAGGCCAATAACCCGGAGATGCTCCAGACCGAGCGCACACTCCTGCGTGGCGATGTTGGTCTGCTCATCGATGTGACCGCACAGGATCAGTTCTCTGTCATCAACATCGGTGAACGCCATGCTTGGCTCGCCCTTGCCATCGAGCGTGCGGCCAACGAGCTGCACCCCTTCTCCATCGAAGGCAAGAACGCCAAGTCCGGTCTCTACAAGAGACGCAACGAACTGCCCCATGTCCTCCGCAACATCGGCCCTGGTGAGTTCCTCCACATCGTGGATGAGCTTCTCCAGCGTAAGGTGATCGTAGCGGCCTCGGCCAAGGGCGGTAAGGACAAGAAGTGGCTTGACGTTCCGACCGGTCCGATAGCTACTGATGAAGAGGGCGCGACCCTCGCATCAGGAGCCTACCACCATCCCAATTGGGATGATTGGGTCTACGACAAGGCCATCAACATTTGCACCCCAAAATACAAATGAAACCCGAACTATCCCGCACCGAAGACCACATAATCCATGCCCACGGCAGGATCAGCGACCTTGAGTTCCGACTTGAGGGCGCTATCCGCGAGCTTCACAAGCTCTCCGCACGCCTGGACACCCTGCTCATCGCCACCCACACCGGTCTTCGCAAGAAGCCGGTCAAGGCGAAGAAGTCCTACCCCACCAAGCTATGATCGGAGCACTCGCCATCGCCATCGCTGCCGTGAACACGGAGAGCGTCCCTGAGAAGTGGATTGATGCCGTCCAGATCATCGAGTCTGGCGGTGAGGCCATGCCCGACTATGCCATCGGGGATGGGGGCAAGGCCTCTGGCCGCTTTCAGTTCCACAAGACCGCATGGGAGGACTGCTCCAAGGTCCGGAAGCTTGCCCGTCTCAAGACCTACCCATACTCCAAGTCCAAGGACCCCCTTGTGGCTCGGGAGTATGCCCGGACTTGGCTCACCTACCTTCGGCGCCGGGTCACCGAGGCCATCGGTCGCCCCGCTGACGCTGCCGAAACCTGGTTGGCCTACAACCTGGGATACGAGGGCTTCAAGCGGTATGGCTTCCATTTCGGCCTCGTCCCCGAGGTCAAATACAACAAGGCCATGATGGTCAAAACCCTCTCCCTATGAGCGAACCCGAACCCCTCCCCAAGATCCCCCTCAAATACAAGGAGAAGGAGAAAGCCTGGAAGGGTGAACTCTCCGTTTCCAACGATGAAGCGGGGGAAGGCCTGACCTTCATGCAGAT